CCCGGCGCTCGATGCGAACGCGGCGGCGGCGGTACAGGCGGCGGCGGAATATATGAAGGCGCGGCTCGCTTCCAAGCACGGGCTGGATACGTCCGGCGTGGTACTGGACGGGGATGAGGCATGAGCGGCGTCGCGGTCATCCGCTACCTGCTGGCGAACAACGGGCCGGTCATCGCCGTGGTCCCGGCGGCGCGCATCCAGGCCGGCGACCTCCCCCTGAACACGGTCATGCCGGCGATCGCTGTGACGCAGGTTTCCGGCATCCCGCGCCTGACCGTCGCCATGACCGAACCGAACCGCCTGAACACCGACCGGGTGCAGGTCAGCGTGCTGTTCAAGGGGCCGCAGGGCACGCCGTCCGGGGCTGGCTACCCTGGGGTCAAGGGGATTCTGGCGCTCGTCCTGGCCGCCTGCCCGAACCAGAAGGGGACGATCAACGGGGTGGCGGTCGATTCGATTCTGCCGGATATCGAGGGGCCGGACCTGACGGACGTGGCAACGGCGCTCTACTCCGGGTCGCGGGATTTCATCGTTAAATGGCGCTCGGCCGCATAGGGATATACTTGCGCCGCTAGGCTCAACTTCGACAGGAGAACGTCATGGTCTCAAGAGTGGAAACGGTCGCCGGGACCGTCATCAGTATCTCGGCGCAGCAGCCCGCTACGTATGACTCGGCAGGCTACGCGGGCTCCGGAGTCAACTGGACGGTGATCGGCGAGATCACGGACGCTGGCGAGCACGGGCGCGAATACGCGCTGGTGACGCACCAGCCGATCGACAGCCGCGGCACGCAGAAGTTCAAGGGCTCGTTCAACGAGGGCAGCAAGACGCTGCAACTCGGGCTCGACAACGACGACGCCGGCCAGTTAATCGCGCAGGCGGCGCTCGCTTCTGACAACGACTACAGCTTCCGCGTGGTCTACCAGGGCGGTGACATCGACTACTTCCAGGCGAAGGTGATGTCGCTCAAGAAGGCGGCATCCAGCGTGGACACGATCCGCTCGGCGAGCATGACGCTGGAGATCACGACCACCTCCGCCGGCGTCGGTATCGTCTCGGTGACCGCACCGTGACCGACATCAAACGGTTCGCGGTGGAGGAAACGAGCGTGCTGGCGCTGCTCGGTCCGGACGACGCGCCGCTCGTTGGCGACGACAAGTTGCCGATGACGGTGACGCTCTACGGGCCGGGGTCCAAGTCCTACGCGCGGGCGCAGGCGGCGCAGCAGAACCGGATGATAGACAAGCTCAAGCGCAAGGGCAAGGCGGACCAGTCCGCGGAGGACAAGGCGCGCGAGCAGGCGGAATTCCTCGCCGGCTGCACCAAGGAATTCTCCGCCAATATCGAGTACGAGGGGCTGAAGGGCGAGGCACTCCACAAAGCGGTCTATGCCGACACCAGCATCGGATTCATTGCCGAGCAGGTCGGCAAGCACTTGGGGGAGTGGTCGAATTTCTCGAAGGGCTCGCCGAAGCCCTGAGCCCGTACGTCCGGGCATTGGCGTGGTGGCACGCGGTCCCGCAGCCGCCGCCGAGCAAGCTGAAGGGCGCACCAAAGGCGCCGCCGAATCGTCAGTCCCGCATGGCGGCGCGGCTCGCGGCTGGAGGGGAGCCGGACCTGCCGGAGCTCGATCCATCCCTTGCCCCCGTGGTCGCCTACCTGTTCGACGCCGGGCCTACCAGCGCCGCCGGTCAGCACGGCTCGGCGCTATCATGGGCGGACCTCCAAGCGTGGCAGGCGGCGGCGGGGATATACTTACCGCCATGGCAGCTTCGGCTCCTGCGCAGTCTATCCGGCGAGTACCTTTCCGAGTCGTTCATCGCCGAGGCGTGGGACGCGCCGCCACCGTGGGAGCGGGACGCGGACCGGCGAAGGTAGCGGCGCACGTCCGCAAGGTTCTGAGGGGCTGACGTGATCGCCGGGCAACTCGAAATCGTCATGAGCGCGAACATCGCCCGGCTCGCGGACGATATGGGCAAGGCGCGGAGCACGGTCGAGCGCGCCACGAAGGGCATCGAGGGCGCCGTGTCCAGCGCGAAGGCCGCGCTTGGCGCGCTCGGCATCGGCATCGGCTTAGTCAGCTTCGTCCATCTGATCAAGGGCTCCATCGACGCGATGGACAAGCTGCGCGACCTGTCAAAGACCACGAACATCACGGTCGAGAACCTGTCCGGCCTGAAGCTCGCGGCGCAGCAGTCTGGCGGTGACCTGAACAGCGTCGCAGACTCGATCAACAAGCTCTCGCAGAACATGGGCAAGGACGCGGAGAAGTTCCGCGCGCTTGGGATCACCGCGAAGGAACCGCTAGAAGCATTCAAGCAGCTCGCTGATATCTACACAAAGCTCGAAGACCCGCAACAGCGCGCTGCGGTGATGGCTGCCGCGCTCGGGAAGTCCTGGGCTGGCGCCGCTCCGTTGCTCTCCGAGGGCAGCGCGCGAATTCAGGAGATGGTGGACAAGGGCGCGCGTCTCTCGGGTGTCACCAAGGAGATGACCGAGCAGGCTGATGCGCTGAACGACAAGTGGGCTGAGTTGACCGGGACCGGAGGGTTGCTCACGCGCATGGTCGGGCCGATGCTGCCGTTGCTGAACTCGGTGGCAGACGGGATGCTGAACGCGAGCGACCAGACTAACAAACTCGCCACGTCCATCAGCCCGCTTGCGGAGATTCTGAAAGTCCTCCTGGTCCTTGCTTCCGATGTTGGGTTCATCTTCACGACGATGGGAAAGGACATTGCCCGCGCCGTGGAGAACGTGAAGCTTATCGCCAAGGGCGACTTTGCAGGTTCTCGTGCGCTAGGCGAGGTGTTCCGCAAGGACGCTGAGGCGGCAAAGCTGGCGCTCGATGCGTACCAGGCGCAGATCATGCGGGCCGGGCTGACTGGCAAGACAGCAGCTGGAGCGACTGGTCCTGTAGCCGGGGCGGATGCAGCGGCATCGAACGCGGCAAGGTTCCTCGACGATGGCAAGGGAGCCAAGGACGAGGCCTCGCGCGAGCAGGCTATCCGCGACGCGCTGCACAAGGTACGCGAGGATGACGACAAGCGCGAGCTTGCGCAGATCCAATTGCAGAACGAGCAGAAAGCGGCCCTTGAGGAGGAGGCGCGGCAATCGCGCTACGAGGGGTACAGGCTCGATGAGGAGCGAAGGGTAGAGGATGGTCAACGGGTAATCGCTCTCGCTCAAAATACGTTTGCGCAACAGAAAGAAATTGAAATGCAGAAGCGCGCCATGCAGATGACCACTTGGCAGCTAGGCGCGGAATTGCTGATGACTTTTGCGGGGCAGTCTAAAGCCGCTGCGATTGCGGTTATCGCCATCAATAAGGGCTTGGCGATCGCGCAGGTAGTCCAGAGCACGTCAGTCGCAGTGATGCGCGCGTTCGCTGAACTCGGTCCTATTGCCGGCGCTCCGGTGGCGGCTTCTATGAAGCTCCTCGGAGGGATACAGGTCGGCTTGATAGCGGCCACTGGCTTGATGCAGGCTGCTAACGTTGGCGGTGGCGGGGCGATCCCCGGTTCGCCGGCTAACCCGATCAGCACTACCGCCGGCGGCAGCACATCGTCTTTCGCCAGCGGACAGCAATCCACGCAAGTCTCGAAGACAGAGATCCACGTAACCTTCACCGGCAACGTCATGTCCAGGGAATTTGTCGAGCGCGATGTCGCGCCTGTGCTCAAGGACCTTATAGACAACAGCGACGTGACGATCATTGGAGCTAACTCCCGTCAAGCCGCGGATCTGCTGGCTGCCTGATGGCCACGATCACCTACACAGCGCTGCGCGAATTCGAGCCGACGCTGACGGTTGTGAGCAGCGCAATTTCAGTGGCTGATACTGACGACTCTTTTAATGCTGCCGCCGGCCTCTCCGGGTTCCTTGACGACGAGTGGATACTCGTCTCCGGCTTCGCCAACGCAGCCAACAATGGCTGGTTCCAGCTCAACGGAAATTCCACGGCCACTAAGATCCTGCAGGACACATCGGCCGCGCTTGTGACCGAGGCAACCGGGCCTTCGGTGACGATCAAGGGCTACAAGCGTGGCATGTCTCAGAGCTATAACCTAGAGTTCTACACCGAGCGGGCCGCACGCAGTGTCCAAGTAAAGCGCAGCATG